TCAGCCCGTAGGCCACCCCCCGTCGTCGTGCGCCCCGGCGGTCTCGTCGAGCTCCCGCCGCAGGCGCGCCCGGTAGAGCACGACCGCCACGCCCGCGCCCAGCAGCAGCACCGCGGCGGCCACCGCCAGCGCGACGTCCGCACCGGTGACGGCCAGCGGCTGCTCCGGTGGCGCCGGCGGCGCCGCAGCCGGCTCCGGGACCTCCGGCGGCGCCGCGACGACCAGCGTCTCGGCCGGGTCGCCGCACGCGCCGGTCGACAGCACCGCCCCGTCCGGCGCCACGGTCCGCTCCACGAACCCGTACGTCCCCGGCTCGTCCGCGACGAACCGGCCCGTGACGTGCTCCCCCACGCCCGCGTCCCCGGCGGCGAGGCGGATGGGCGCGGACGTCCACACGGGGTCGGTGCAGACGAGCGGTTCGCCCGGGGGCGCGTGGAACAGGTCGACGACGGTCGTCGCACCCGCGGGGACGGACCCGTCGACCACCACCACGTCCCACACCTCGACGCCCGCGACGAGCGCGTCCGCGGCGACCGCCTCGGTACGGACGGCGAGCTCGTCGGCGACGCGCGTCGTCTCGTACGGGATCCCGCACCGCCCCTCGTGCCGGACGTGGCCCTCGGCGGACAGCAGGGTCTCGACCCAGTACACGGCTCCCGCCGCGCCGGGGCCCGGGACCGGCCCGGAGTCGTACAAGCCCGCGCCCTCGACCGCGACCGGGTCGGACGACCCCAGCAGCGTGCTGTCGTCGCAGACCGGCTCGGCTGCGGGGTCCTGCGGGCCGTATGCCCGGAACACCAGGTGGTCACCCGGATCGGTCGTCCCGGTGACGAGCGCGAGGTCGTGGATCGGCTCGCCCACGACGGCGGTGTCCTGCGCCCGGGTCACCACGGAGGGCGGCACGACCACCTCCGGCACGCCGGGGACGTAGAACACCTCGCGGACGTCGTCGTACGGGCTGACGTACGGCGCTACCCGGTCGTCGCCGGCGAACGCGTAGACGACCACGAAGTAGTCGCCGCCGGGATGCACCGCCGACGTCGGCGCCACGATCGGGTGGGCGTCGTCGTAGCCGACCTCGTACACGCCGTTCACCGCCGGCACGGTGCCCGTCCAGTGCACCGGCGCGTCCGCGGGCACCTCGGACCCCTCGGGCATCGCGGGCAGCGGTCCGTGCACCACCACGGTCGCCTCGCCGAGGTCGGGCGCCCAGCCGCCCAGGCCCGCGAACTCGCCGTGGTCGTCCGGGTAGCCGGTGACGGTGATGCGGTCGAACGCCCGGCCGCCGGGTGCGACGTTGAACTCCCGGGTCTGCGACTCGTGCACGAGGTCGAACCGGTTGACCGCGGTCTCGACCTCCTCGAAGTACGGCGCCGCGAAGTCCTCCCGCACGTACGGTGCGAGCTCGCCCGCGTCGGCCTTCCGGATCGTCACCACCGCCGTGTAGAAGCCGTCGGCCGTCGCGGCGACGGTGCCCGGCGTCGTCACCCGGCCAGGCCCGCGCGCGACGACGCGCTCGACCCCGGCGACCGGAGCGCCCGCGGGCGGGACCGCTGCCTGCGGCTGCGGGCGGTCGAACGGCCCGTACCAGGTGACCTCGGCCGGGAGCGCCACCGGGACCCCGTCCAGCACGACCCACTCGTCGCCCGGCGCGGCAGCGAACTCGACGACGTCGACGAGCGGGTCGCCGTCCTGGACGACGACGTCCTGCACGGTCGTCGTCGCCCGCGGCCGGAAGTCCTGCACGGCGTCGAACGGGACGCCCGGGACCGTGATCTCGCGCGGGTCGTGGGCGGGCCGGTTGCCGTAGGTCACCTGGTCCTGCCGGTTGCCCGCCATCTCGAGGACGGTGAGCGACGTGCGCCACGCGTCGGGGAACACCACCTCGTAGCCCACGGTGCCGTTCCCGGTCGCCGTCCAGGCCAGCGTGATCGGGTCCGCGGCCGACGTGCCCGAGAACGTCCGGGTGCCGGTGGCGTCGAGCACCGCCGGCCCGGAGAGCGTGACCGTGAACGCGGCCCCGACCACCGGCTGCCCGGCCGACGAGGTCAGCGTGATGCCCTGGATGGTGCCCGTCCGGCGCCCGTCGCCGGTCACCGTGCCGGCGGACCCCGACCAGGGCCCCGCCTCGGCGGCGCCCGCGGTGAGCAGCTCGTCGGCGCGGTCCTTCACCCCCTGCGGGGTGGCGGCGGCGATCAGCAGCCGGGTCGCCTCCACGACCCCGCCGGCCATCGTGCCGGGTCGCTCCTGGCGCTGGTGCACCGCGTACCCGAGCGCCGCCTGGGTCAGGTCGTCGGTCGCGTACCGGTGCCGCGCGAGCGCCGCCGCCAGGGCCGGGTCGTCGACGTGGGACTCCAGTTGCGGGACGTCCGAGGCGGCCGGCGCCGCGACGCGCGCCTGGACGCAGTAGCCGTGCTCCTCGGCGCCGACGGGCGCGAGCATCGGCCCGAGCTGGACCGGGCCGTAGCCGGACGGGGTGATGGAGATGCCGGCCGCGGGGACGCTCGCGGTGGCCGTGGGTGGGGACGGCGCGAGCAGGAGGGCGACGGCTGCGCCTCCTGCGAGCACCGTGGCCAGCAGCGCCGAGAGGCTGCGGCGGGCATGCCAAGATGGCCGTGCTTGCATGTCAGGTCTCCTGAGGAACTGTCGAGCAGGTACGAGGGGTCCGGTGTGCCAGCACCGGTGGTTGAATTGCACACATGACTTCCGCCGTGATCTACACACGCATCTCGCGCGACATCGCTGGTGAGGGCCTGGGCGTCCAGCGCCAGGAAGATGAGGCCCGGGCGCTTGCTGAGCGCTTGGGCCTCTCCGTGTCTCAGGTGTTCTCTGACAACGACGTCAGCGCGACCAGCGGCAAGACACGACCCGGCTTCGAAGGGCTACTAGCGAGCGGCCAGCGGACGGTCATCGTGTGGCACCAAGACCGGCTCCTACGCGTCTCGCGCGACCTTGAGCGGGTGCTGGAAGCGGGGTTGGTCGTCCACTCCGTACAGGCTGGGACGCTCGACTTGGCGACGCCTCAGGGCCGTGCCGTGGCACGCACCGTGTCGGCATGGTCGACGTATGAGACCGAGGCCAAAGCCGAGCGGCAGAGGGCAGCCAACCGCCAGCGCCGGGCAGCCGGGGAGCGGCACCGTGGCGGGGCGCGGACGTTCGGGTTTGACCGCGACATGGAGCACATCCCGGCGGAGGCCGAAGCGCTCCGGGAGGCTGCCGCCGCGATCCGTGCTGGGGAGTCGGTCGCGTCCGTGGTGCGGGCTTGGAACGTTGCGGGCCTGACCACCTCGCACGGGAACACTTGGACGCGCTCTGCGGTGCGCCGGGCACTGCTGAATCCCGCGATTGCGGGGCTCGCAACCTATAACCGCGAAGTGACCGGCGAGGGCGATTGGGCGGCTGTGCTCCCCCGTGAGGACTGGGACGCCGTATGTGCCGTTCTGCGGGCTCCGGAGCGCGTCACGCAGAGCACAGACGGCGGGCGGAAGTACCTGTTGCCAGGGCTGCTGACATGCGGCCGCTGCGGTGCCGTCATGGGGACGGGTCGGACCTCGAAGGGCACACGCACGTATCGCTGCGTGACAGGGCACCTCTCCCGGAAGGCTGACCCTCTGGACGACTGGATCACCGGGGCGACCATCTTCACCCTGACGCGTCCCGGCGCGGAGGCGCTGACCGAGGAAGCGGGCGTGACCGTCTCCGCTGACACGGAGAACGCGCTACGGGAGGTGCGTGCGCAGTTGGCGCAGTGGGAGGCCGTGGCGGCACAGATCGGCCCCGCTGAGTACCTGCGCGTGACCGCACCACTGAGGGACCAGGAAGCGCGCCTAGCGGCTGAGATTGCAGAGGTCGAGCGCCGTCGCGTGTTCGGTGGGCTAACGGGCTGGGACTGGACTGACAAGGCCTCTCGCGACGCCTCGCGGGCGCGTTTCGACGCACTGCCGTTGGAGCGTCGTCGGGCCGTGATCCGGGAGTTGTTCGCCACCATCACTGTTGAGCGCGGCACTCCGGGTAAGACGTTCGACCCGACCACCGTGCGCATGGTTGGCAGTGCGTTGCTCGACCGCATCCCCGGGTGGACCGGAGAGTGGGTCACCACGCGCGATGAGCCGTATGCAGACATCGAGGTGACGTTGCTCTAGCCTGTCTCCCGGAAGCCCCCTCACGTTGCTGCCCCCGAAGCACTGGCGCGAGGGGGCTTTCGTGTACCCATTGTAGTGACGACATTCTTGCAAGGTGGCCAGAATGCGCGCTGCCCCAGAATGTGTGGTACCATTGATGCATGACCCGGGAAACACCGGAACACCTTTCAAGGAGCATTGATGAGCAGCAGAGTAAGAGAAGCCAAGCGACAGGTGTCGTATTGGCACACGATCATTGAGCGCGCTGACAAGAAGCACGCAGAAGAGCAAGCGACGAAGCGTGAAAAGTTGGCCGCAGCACAGCAGCGACTAGCAGATTTGGAGCAAGGCAATTGATTACCGCTTTCTGCGTCGCAGTCATCTTCCTCGGGCTGGCGCTACCGCTAAGAAAGAAGCAACCAGCATGAATCCGCTACTAACGCACGTGAACCCCGCCGCGATCCGCCAGATAGTTATCGGTGGCGAGCGGATCGAGGTTACAGACTTCACCGCGTTTGATGACGGCACCTACACGGCTATAGCCGGAAGTGCCCGAGTGTACGGCTTCATCTCAAAGATTGATTACGTCGTTACGGACTAACCGCCCGCTTTGGGGCAAAGAAGTGCCCCGCCCGGCGAATTTGGGAACCGGGCGGGGCTGGACCGCAGTGAAGAGCACTGCACGTTCATACCAGAGAAACGTGGCTACCTATATAGGATACCACGGAAAATCACTTAGGGAACATGATGACTAACGAAACCACCGGCCGCAAGGTCTGGTCAGAACTACTACTTGTTGCAGAACGAACACAGCACAGCCAACCTCCGGCTGCTACACAACACACCGGCTGGACACCTGACTTGGACAGCATCGGTGTAGCCGACCTCAACACCGCCTCCCATGACGACCTGGCGCTCGATTTCGCTCGGGCGCACGAATATCGCATTCGCTACATCCCACAGCGCAAGGCATGGGCCAAGTGGACCGGACACCGCTGGGAGGTAGACCCTGCCGGAAACGCTACCGTCAAGGAACTTCTGCGCGCCCACATGCGCCCTATTGCTCGCAAGCGGGCTGAGGATGCAGAGGACTCCGCGATGCACGCGAGGGGCGCGACCCCTGCTGACGGACGCCGGGCCTACACGTCCACATACAAGGCGCTCATGAGCCACGCCACGCACCTGAGCATCCTGGGCTTTGCGGAGTCTGACGGACGCCTGGTGACCCCTCTGAGCGCCTTCGACGCCAACCCCTACGTGCTCAACACTCCTGGCGGCTTGGTCGATCTACGGACCGGCGAAGTGTCAGAGCCGAGTGCAGCAGCGCTCGTGATGCGTTCGACCGTGTACGCGCCGGACTTCACCATGCCGACGCCGTTGTGGGACAACTTCATTCGGGAAACCTACCAGGGCGACACCGCACTGATCGAGTTCGTGCAACGCATGCTTGGTGTGTCTTTGCTCGGCGCGCAGGCGGAGCAAGTGCTGCTGTACATGCTCGGTACCGGGGCGAACGGCAAGGATACCTTTGCCAACATCGTTGAGGGAGAGTTGGGCACGGGGCCGGGCGGATACGCCGTCACAGTCGATAGCAACATGCTGGTATCCGCGAAGTATCAGGGCCACCCGACGGAGATTGCCCAACTCGCTGGTGCACGAATGGCCGTCACCTCCGAGGTGCCACCTGGCGCGGAGTTCGACGTAGCAAAGGTCAAGAAGTTGACAGGTGGAGGCCTGCTCTCCGGACGCTTCATGCGCGGAGATTTCTTTGAGTTTGAAGCCACGGCGACCCTGTGGATCATGGCGAACGACCGGCTCGCTGTACCTGCCACGGATAAGGCGTTCTTCCGTCGCCTGCGGGAGGTGCCGTTCAATAACGTCGTGCCACCGGAGGAACGCATCTCCGGGCTTGACAAGACCATCCTGGCGCAGGAAGGTCCGGGCGTACTCGCGTGGATGATCGAAGGCGCACGTAAGTATCTTGCTGAGGGCTTGGACGTTCCACTAGCGGTCCAGATGGCTAATGAGGCATACGCTGCTGAGCAAGACACCGTGCAGCACTTCATTGACGACGCATGCTCCATGAGCGTGGGTGCGTTCACTCCGTCAGCCGACCTGTACCGCTCTTATGTCCAGTGGTGCAGCGTTCACCGCGTGACGCCGTTGAGTGCTCCGAAGTTCAGAATCAAGGCGCTGGCGTCACCCGGAGTGACACCACATCGCTCCAACACGTCACGCGGATACTCCGGGATCAGTATCGGTGACGCCTACAACGTCACAAAGTGACGCCTTGAGTGACGGTTCTACCTAGTTCTAGAACCTGTTAGAACTAGGTAGAACCGCATTATCAAGCCTAACTGCAACAACAGAGTGACGTTAGTGACGCTAGTGACGTCAAATCTCTACATCCTTCCTATGTTTGAGAGACCACCCTAAACGAAGTGTGGAGTAAACACTAGGAGTGGCGTCACCGGCGTCACCGCGTCACTGGCAGCCCCGGAGCGCAATTAGCCTCCGGGGCTTCGTCATGTCCGGAGAATGCGCGCCCTGCGCAAACCGGCCTTATAATGGAGGAAAGCAATCTACGGAGTTTAGGTGCCTCAGCCAAGATTTGACGTGTCATCAGTGAGCGTCCTAGTTATCTGCAAGACGTGTGAGTGGCGATTCATCACCCTGATCGCGCTCGGAGATGCACAGGACGCCTTTGACGCGCACTACGCGGCGACGCACCAGAAGCGGAATAGCAAGTGAGTGATCTGAAGACCGATGCGGTTATCAAGGGCATGCGTGGCCTAGTCCCGCCACCCGCAGACAAAGCGCTGTCCCCTCAGTTCAAGAAGTGGCTAACAGACCACCACACAATATCTGAGCAAACGTACATCGAGATACTCGAAGGAACAGCGCAAGAGATGCTTGATTACTGCGCTGAGTTGAAGGCCGAGGAAGTGGACGCGGTGTTGCGTCAGCCTCTTGTGTGGCGCAGCGCACCACTAGGCCGCATCGGAGTGTCAGTGCTTCCTGACGTCACGCAGGCTTCGGCAACAGTCCTAGTGCCGGGGCTGTCGTGAGCACACACAGCGCGCGTGGCCCGGAGTGGGAGCGCATGCGCATGGCAGTCCTGCAAAGGGACGGCTTCACCTGCGCCTACTGCGGCAATGAAGCCACCCAGGTAGACCACGTGGTGCCCAAGGCAGCCGGAGGCACAGACACCCTGGACAACCTGGTCGCCGCGTGCGCTGAGGACAACCAGCGCAAGGGCGCTAAGCCCCTGGTGCGTCGGCCCTACTGGAACACGAAGTATCTCAACCACCTACCCGCTTAAAGCCCCCTGGGGGGCTCTCTAACGGCCTTTAGTCTCGGCAGGCCTAGGCACGCCGGCTCTTGCTGCAATTGCGGCAGCCGCCAACCTCGCAAGCCTACCGGGGTGCTTTCTGGGAGAGCACGGCTGACCCCGCCCCCACCAGGTCTTCTTACCCGCCAGCAACGAAAGATTTTGAGGATATGGCTACCAAGTTCACGGATGCCGTTAAGACGTTTATCGATTCCGCCGATTGGCTCGGAGACGCTGACCAGCCTGCCGTTGTCGCCCTTGAGGTGGCGGCTGCCCAACTCGATAAGGAGTTCACGGCAGCCACGCTCTCGCAGTATCGACTTCTGTACAACGGTATGGTCAAGGCTCGCCCCGAGCCCACACCAGAAGTTGACCCGCTCACTGCACTACTAGATGAGCGTGAGTCTGATTAAGCCTTACCTTCAACTACCGGCGATCTACACCGCTCCCCTGTCCCCTGACTTCCCATCAGACGGAGATTGGCTCCTAAGGTTCGTAGCCCTCGCCTGGCGTACCCCGGAGCACCCGGACGGCATCACGCTCGACCCGTGGCAGAGGTGGGTAATCCGCGCTGCGCTGGAACTGTTTCCACCCGGGCACCCCCGAGCAGGACAACTGCGCTACCGGCAAGTGCTCATCAGCATGGGTCGGCAGAACGGCAAGTCAGTGCTGGGAGCGATCTTCGGCATGTACGGCCTACTGCGCGAGGCGGGCGCAATGGTGGTCGGTGTGGCTTCCTCTGCGGAGCAAGCGCGCATCATCTATGACCGAACAATGCTCGTCATTGCCAGCAACCCGCAACTCAAGAAGCGCTTCCAGAAATTAACCGAGACGCGCGGCATCAAGTCCAAGAACGGAAGCGTCTACGAAATCAAGGCATCCAAGAGCGCGGCGCTGCAGGGTATCCCCATCAGCCTGGGCATGGCCGACGAACTCCACATCACCAAGGCCGAGGTCTGGCGCGCCATGGTTAACGGCACGCGCTCCAAGGACAACGGAATCATCATCGGAGTTACGACAGCCGGCGATGACACATCCGAACTTCTCAAAGACCTTTACCAGCGCGCCAATAAGGCTGCTGCGGGTGAAGACGGACTAGAGCGGTTCGGGGCCTTCATCTGGCAAGCACCTGAGGCGCACGTCCCGGAGACCGATGAGGAACTAGCCGAGTATCTGTTGGCCGCTAACCCCGCGCTCGCAGCCGGTCGCCTGGACATGGAAACCACGATCTTCGATGTACGCACGCAACCGGAGACCGACGCGGTGCGCTACTCGCTCAACCGCTTCATCGGGTCGTCCAACGCCTTCCTGAGCGCCGGGCTGTGGCACGCCTGCGCGCTCGACCCTGAAGACTTCCCCGCGCTCACGCGTCCGGTGTTCGCCATCGACCACACCCCCGGGGCGGGCTGGGCCACTGTGACGGCTTCACAGGTTATCGACGGCGTCACGTACACGGAGGTCGTCGCCAGCGTGCAGCAGCCCAACGTGGAACGCCTGAGCGCCATCGTGGCGGACCTTTGGCAGCACAACCCGGCGCTGTTCGTGGTGGAGGGATACACGGGGCGTCCACTGGGAAACGAACTGAAGGCACGCGGCTACCCGGTAGCCATTGCGTCCACGGCTGACGGCACGAACGCCGCAGCGATGCTGTACGCCAAGACCGCACAGAAGCGCCTCAAGCACCGGAGCGATCCACTGCTGTCCGTGCAACTGCCCCGGGCCGTGCGCAAGAACTCCGGTGAGGCGTACCGCATCAGCCGCGCAGACTCGGGTGTCGAGATTGACGCGGTCATCTCCACATCGCTCGGCGTGTACTTTGCGGAGAATGTTACAGAGGCGCCTCTCCAACTGTTCGTCTAATGCGCGCTATGCGCATTCCTATGGTAGAATGTATGTCTAAGCAACTTACGTTTCTAAGGCATTCATGGGCATCTGGCGTGACTTCTGGTACGGACCCGAGCCCGAGCGCGCCCAAAATGCGCCGGAACAGCGTTCACAAGACATCACTATTCCACCTGCGCCGGGCGGGGTTATCCCACCTCGCCCGGCCGGTGACGGCGTCACTACTACCTCAGCCCTCTCGCTGGCCGAGGTCTATCGAGCAATCAGCATCATCCAAGCGGCTGTCGGTCAATTGACCCCTGACGTGTGGCGTGGCAATACTCCGGCGGTTGTGCCGTCGTGGCTGCGTCGCCCGGACATGAAGACGTCTCGGTCCGGCTTCCTCGCACAGACCGCCACCTCTCTCGCCACCTCCGGCAACGCCTTCTGGCGTGTCATGCGTGACGACTCCACGGCGCCGGTACAGGCACTCATTGTGCAGAATCCGTTCGACGTCATGGTGAACGTGAACGGTCGCGGCGAGACCATCTCCTACGGCATCGCCGGTTATGACCGCGAGTTCCGCCCCTGGGAGATGTCTCACATGAAGTTGCTTGAGGTTCCGGGCAGCGCACGCGGGCTAGGACCGATTCAAGCGGCCCGTCAGGACATCAAGGGCGCGCTCGACCTACGTGACTACGCCTCTGAGTTCTTTGACACCGGAGACGTGCCTAACGGCATTCTGAGCACCGCTCAGCCACTTACAGACATCCAAGCCGACGCCTACCGCACCCGCTGGGAAGGCCGTGGACACGGAACCGCCGTACTTGGCTCCGGCTTGCAGTACGTCTCCAACCTTCTGTCCCCAGAGGACGCTCAATTCTTGCAGTCGCGTGATTTTTCCGCAGTGCAGATTGCGCGCCTGTTCGGCATCCCTGCCCGTCTGATGCTGGTAGACGCCGGTTCCAGCAACGACTACCAGAACACGCAGGACAGCGACCTGTCCTTTATCCGCTGGGGTCTGTCGTCCTATTACCGCCCGATTGAAGAGGCGTTCTCCGACCTGTTGCCCCGTGGCACCACAGCCCAAATGAACCTCGACGCCTTCACTCGTCCAGCGATCACCCAGCGCTATGCGGCACACGCCGTGGCCCTTGGCTACGGCTTCCTGACGGTGAACGAAGTGCGTGCAATCGAGGGCCTAGCACCAATCTCCGGAGGCGACGTGCTGTCAAAGCAGACCGCGACACCTCCGGCCCAGACCGAAACAAGTGAGCAAGCATGACCCTTGAAATCCGAGAGGCGCAACTAGCGCCTGACGCAGAATCCGGCACCGTCGCCGGTATCGCGGTCCCGTATGACACGGAGACCCGCGTAGACGATTACGCAGAGCGCATCGAGCGCGGTGCCATCTCCGACAGCGGGGAAATCAAGTTGTTCTGGCAGCACCGCGAGGTCATTGGTCGAGTCATCGAGACCGAAGACCGCGCTGAGGGCTTTTGGATCAAGGCCCGCATTTCCGACACACAGGTCGGCCGGGACACGCTGGCGCTCATGCGTGACGGAGTAGTCAACAAGTTCTCGATCGGATTCGTGCCGATGGAACAGCGTGATGAGGATGGCGTCGTCGTCCGCTCGCGTATCGATTTGAAGGAAGTTTCTGCCGTGACGTTCCCCGCGTACGCCTCCGCAGATGTCACAGAAGTCCGCGAGGACACTAATCCAACTAAGGAAAGTTCAGCAATGACTGAAGCAAATGACCTCGCGGTTAACGAAATCCGCGAGACTCTAGAAGACCTTGAGCGCCGTATAGCACTCTCCGAGAACACCGATAAGTCTGCCGACAACGCAATGCCCGAGTTCCGTTCCGCAGGTGAGTTGCTTAAGGGGCTCGCGTCCGGCGACGATCTGGCAGAGCGCGCCTACACCGGTGGCATCACCGGAGACAGCGGCTCCGCACTGCGCAACGGCAACCTGGGCGACCTGACCCGTCTAGTCGATGGCGCAACGACCCTCTACAGCCTCTTCAGCAAGGGCAACCTGCCCGACGAAGGCAACTTCGTTGAGTACTCCGTGCTGTCCAGCAACTCCGTTGTTGTGACCGGTCAGACCGCTGAGGGTGAGCCCCTTGCCGGTCCTGGAAAGTTGACCTTCACCACCAAGACTGCGCCGGTTTACACTCGCGGCGGCTACGTCTCCCTAAGCCGTCAGGCCATCGAGCGCTCTTCCATCAACGTGCTCAACCACACCCTGCGCGCTCAGGCCATTGCGCTCGGTAAGGACCTTGAGAACGTAGTCCGCCAGGCATTCAACGCGGCTGTCACCGCTCGCGCGGCTGCTGCTGTCACCGTCACTGACGGAGACGCGTGGGAGGACTGGCAGGACGCTCTTGTAGACGCCGCAGTCAAGTACAAGGAAGAGGGAATTACCCTTGACGCCCTTGTTGTCTCCACTGACGTCTTCAAGCGCATCTCCGCCATCAAGGCCGACGACGGCCGACCTGTCTTTGAGGTCAACGGTGACGGCACCAACACCATCGGTCGCCTGCGCGCCAAGACCCTGACCGGAGAACTGCTCTCCGTCCCGGTTGTCCTGGACGCTCTGGGTGCCGACGGCAAGGCTGTATTCGTAAATGAGGACGCCCTACGCGTCTACACCAAGCCTGCCGTGCGTTTGCAGGATGAGAACATCATCAACCTCACCAAGGACTTCAGCGTTTACCAGTACATCGCTGTTGCCCCTGAGTTGCCAACCGGAATCGTTCCGGTCACCGTCGGAGCCTGATCCGAATGGCAATCGACGTCGCCACTCTGGCGGACTACCTCAACGTGAAGGAAGCCGCAGCCGGTTATGCCTTCGTTGAGCCCTCGCTACTGACCGCTCAGGAATTGGTCAGCGCGTGGGTAGGTCTGTCCGCAGTGCCAGACGTCGTGATTGATCGTGCGGTGCTGGTCGTTGCTGCGGAGATGTTCCAGCAGCGATCAGCACCCAACGGCGTCACTCAGTTCGCTGACATGGATGGCGTGGGAATCCGCGTCGCTCGCGACCCGATGCTGGGCGCGTATCCGATCCTGCGTCCGTACGTGGGCGGTGGATTCGCGTGAGCGTCCTGGCAGACCTACGGGCCGACGTAGCACAGCGCCTTGAAGCCGCTGGGCTGACGGTCTACACCTACGTTCCATCTCAAATCCATCCCCCGCTGATCATCGTTCGTGGTGGCTCCCCATACGTGGAGTCCCCCGACATTGAGACGTTTGATCCCGGTCTGGTCAAGGTGAACATTGAAGTTCTCATCTTTGCACTAGGTCTGGATAACGAGTCAGCAGTTGACGACCTGGACGAACTAATCGGACAGGTGGTTACAGCCCTCAAAGGCTATGCAGTCGAAGAGGTCTACCAACCAAGCCAGATGGGCAATGACCCCATCCTCGGCACACGAATCACCGTTTCACACCTAGAAACTCTTTAAGGAAACCCAAATGCCAGCACCACAGGCAGTAGACGGCACCTCCCTGGTGCTGACCTTCGGAGCAGTCGATCACGCTTGCTCCATTTCGTCCTACGAACTTCGTTCGGATGAGTCCGACTCTGACGTAACCACTTTCTGCGAGGCATCTGAAGGTGGGCAGTTTGATCACATCCTGGCCATCTCCGCACTCACCTCCACTGCCTCCGGATCGTTCTGGCGCTACCTCTGGGCAAACCCCGGAGTCAAGGAAGTGCCATACGTTCTGAAGCCTCACGGTAACGCCGCTCCCACTGCGGACAAGCCACACCTGACCGGAACACTCACCGTTCCGGGCGGAATCCCAACCCTGTCCTCTGAGGCAAGCCGTAACCCAACTCGCTCCACCTTCGATGTTGAGTTCAAGTTGGACGCCCGACCAACACTGGTCACTTCCTGACATGCCCCGGTCTTCTCAGGAGCGCCTAGGCGAAGAGATGTCGATGGCCCATATCAAGATCACGGGCCTTCGTGAAACTCTTCGTGCTCTTGAGAAGGCCGGGGCTGACACCGGCGACATGAAAGAACTGATGCACAGCATCGGTGAAATCGTCGCTGACAACGCGGAAGCGCGCACCCCTCGCGGCACGGGCCGTCTGGCTAATTCCTACCGTGCTGGTCGCGGCAAGACCAAGGCCGTGGTCCGTGCTGGTGGGGCTCGCGTGCCCTACGCCGGAGTCATCGAATACGGCTGGCCCGCACACGGCATCGAGCCACACATGTCCCTCACCAGCGCGCTAGGCGACTCCCAAAGCGCAGTCGTCGCCCGCCTTGAAGAGGGACTAGAAGAAATCCTACGCAAGAACAACCTTAAGTAACCAAGAAAGCAGCAGCAGCATGTTTGACCTAACTCAACTCAAGGTCTCCGAAATCAAGATGATCGAGCAGGCATCAGGCCTTCGCATCACGGAGATTTTCAACGACAACCCCGACATCGGCGGACTCGCCGCAACCGTCTGGGTACTGGAAAAGCGCTCCAAGCCAACAATCACCCTATCGGAGATTGATGACCGCACCTTCGGTGACCTCATCTCCTATCTCGGGGTTGACGAGGACGCAGAAGACCCAAAAGACGACTGAGGACTGAGGCGGCGGTAGCGAAAGCAGAGTTCTGCATCGCTACTGGCGTCTCTCCCAGCGAGTACGAAACCCTCACCTTAGAGGAAGTCAACGCATTTGTAGACGTAGTGAACGAGCGCAACAAGAGCAGGAAGTAAGCAAGTGGCAGGTCCAAACGTAACAGTCTCCGTCCTTGCGGAGACGCGGCAGTTCAACGCCGCGATGAAGAAGTTGGGTGACTCCACCGGCTTCGGCAAGTTGGGCTCTGCTATTGGCAAGGTCGGGAAGGCTGCCGGGCTTGGCATCGCTGCCGTTGGCGCGGCCGGTGTTGCATGGGCTGTTGACACGGCTAAGGCGCTTGCGAATGTGGAGCGCATCGGTGCTCAGACAGACGCAGTTCTCAAGTCAACGCAGGGTGCCGCCGGTCGCACACGTGACCAGATTGACACCCTCGCGGGCTCCATTGAGAAGTTGACCGGCCTTGAAGCGGAGACCGTCACTGAGGGGCAAAACCTCTTGCTGACGTTCACGAACATCAAGGGCGCCAACTTCGACTCCGCTACACAGACGATGACCGATATGGCCGTCGCTCTCAACGGAGGCAGCCTCGCGGGCATCGACATGTCCGCTACTGCCACGCAGTTGGGTAAGGCGCTCAACGACCCCATCAAGGGCGTTACAGCCCTGTCCAAGGTCGGAGTCACCTTCACCGATCAGCAGCGCGAGCAAATCAAGGCAATGGTGGAGGCCGGAGACACAGCCGGAGCACAGACCTTGATCCTGGCGGAACTGCAAAAGGAATTCGGTGGCTCGGCCGAGGCTGCGGGCAAGACCGTACAAGGAACCTGGGCGCGCATCAAGAACGCGTTCGGGGAGGTCTCTGAGACTGTCCTGGCGGGCCTTCTTCCTGCGATGCAGAACCTGGCTGACTTCGTGCTCACTAAGGGTGTCCCGGCTTTCAAGTCGATGACTGATTGGGTCAGCACGAACGTCCTGCCACGCCTGCGCGAGTTCGGAGCCTGGTTCAAGGATGAGGGCCTACCGCGCCTGCGCGAGTTCGGCACCTTCATCACCGGAACCGCCGTGCCTGCCTTGCGCAGTTTCGGTCAGTGGGTCCGAGACAACTCCGCATGGTTGGCACCCCTGGCGTCTGCCGTAACCGGGGCCGTAGTCGCGATCCTTGCTATCCAAAAGGTCATCGCCGTGATCGCAGCCGTCAAGGCTGCTATGGCTGCCTTCAAGGCGGCGTGGCTGGCCCTGAACGCGACGTTCGTGATGTCACCAATCGGACTACTCATCGTCGGCATCACGGCGCTTGTCGCAGCCCTGGCATGGTTCTTCACCCAGACCGAGACCGGCAAGAACATCGTATCGGCTGCCTGGAAGGGCATTCAGACCGCTGTCGCGGCAGTCGTGGACTGGTTCAACAACACGGTAAAGCCCGTGCTCGAAACGGTCTGGTCTGCGATCCTCACAGCCGCTCAGTCCGTGGCGGACTGGTACCAGACGAATGTTGCGCCCGTGTTCACCGCCTTTGGTGAACTCATGCGCGCCATCTTTGACCGCATCGGCATTGTTGTGTCATGGCTTTGGAACACCATCTTCAAGCCGTACTTGGGCCTGATCATGACCGGCTGGCAAGTGCTGTGGGCTGGTGTTCAAGCCGTCTGGGCAAAGATCGGCCCGCCCATCATGACCGCTATTGGTGTGGCTATCCGCACCGTGCAGACGGTGTGGAACGGCATCTGGAACGCAATCAAGACCGTCTTCACCGGAGTTTGGAACGCTATCAAGATCACGGTTGAAACCGTGCTTGGTGTCATCAAGGGTGTCATTAACACCGCGACCAACATCATCAAGGGCAACTGGAGTGGTGCATGGAACTCCATCCGAGACACGCTCAACACTGTTTGGACTGGAATCACTCGCGGAGTCCAGAACGGTATTGACACTGTGAAGGGCCTGATCGGTGGCATCAAGGACACCGTAACCGGAGCCCTGTCCGGGGCCGGCGAGTGGCTGGTGCAGATCGGTAAGAACATCCTCACGGGTCTTTGGAATGGTATTAACGACAAGATCAGTTGGGTGACCGACAAGATCGCTGGTCTTGGTACATCCGTCATCGATGCAGCAAAGGGCATCTTCGGCATTCACTCCCCGTCACGGGTCTTCCGTGGCATCGGTGGAAATCTCATGGATGGCCTGGCACTTGGCCTCAAGGACACCTCTGGCGTCAAGGCTGCAATTCGGACAGCAACAGGAGTTGTCACCGACGGGTTCAACCCCACTCTAAGACTCTCCGGGGGCGGGCTCGCTGCTGCGTCCGCTTCCGGAGGCAATACATACAACATCACCGTTCAAACCGGTGTCGGTGACCCCGTGGCAATCGGCCGAGAGGTCTCCGGCTTCATCAAGGAGTTTGAGCGCGTCAACGGAGTACGACCATGAGCACTATTGATCTAGTCGAGTTCGACATCGAGGTACCCGTAGACGGGTTCTTCTTGCTCGACAACTCTGTGCTGTCCGGCCCTGACTTGCTCGCGCCTCAGGACGGTACTGCGCTGCGCTGGGAACCGAACCTCTGTACCGCTACCAGCCTCAATGTGACCCGTGGTGGCACACGCGGCGATGTCTCCACATCCATCGACGTAGGGACCGTCACCGCGTCGTTCAAGGATGACCCCAACCCGCTGACCGGCTCCCTGATCAAGCCCAACAGCCGGGTGCGTGTACGCCGTCAGGACATATACGCGTCCGGCGCCAATGCAGCCGCAGACGTGGACAACTGGACTGCCGCGGGTCTCAATGAAGCGTCTGTGTTTGCTGATGAGACTTACGGTGCGATTGTGCTGCGCGTGGAGTCTGACGGACCAGCCATCGAGCCGTATACCAACGTGGCCCTGCGCGAGATTGACGGACTGACACCTGGTACCACCTACACGATTACAGCCCAGTCCTGGGGCGATCAACTCGCGCTTGGTGTTGCGGGATTTGATGGTGCGGGCCTGCCCGCGTCGCTACCGTCGGATCAGTGGCCCTACCCGTGGTGGGACATCTCTTTCACGTTCACCGCAGATAGCACCACCCACACCCTGATCGTTGGCAATACTACGGAGTGGACTGGGCCGGGATACATCCGCGTCGATGAGATGGTTCGCAACATTCGTGTTCGTCAGACCGACGGCGGGGTGCTGTTCACGGGCAATGTCTCGCGACTGGGCGTACGCAGTGATAAGCGAACGGGTTCGGCATACATCTCCCTGACGGGCGTTGACGCTGTGAAGACCCTTGCCAACACGATGCGCTACGGCGCAGCAAACGCTAATGCTGAGTTTGAGCCGTGGTACCGCCGCGCTGAGCGCGTGTTGCAATCCTCTCCGGTGCCCTTCGTCGTGCCGGAGCGTCCTGAGGCCGGTACCGGCACGTTCCTGCACGGCCCTGACGCTGAGGCTCCACTGTGGGACCAGGCATGGAGCAACGGCACAGGGCCTAACGGAGAAATCATCCTCACCCCGTCAGCCACGGGTAACTACGTCCGCACGCTGACCGGCTTGACTCCAAACAGCGTGTACAACGTCCAGTTGCTCGCCGTGGGCACGGGCGCGTTCTCTTTCGGTGGTGTGCCAGCGACGGCGCTCTCGGGCGGGTGGACAGAGGTCATCTTCAATTTCATCTCCACCAGCACCTCCCATGACCTGACGCTGACAACTCTGCCGGGTGGTTCCGTGCCGGGGCTGATGAGCCTGTCGCTCTACGCCTGGCCGGAGTCATCTCCGTTCAACGCGGCGAACGTCGTGTATGAATCGAACCTTGTCAACCACCTTGATCTTGCCGCGAACACCGGCAACTCGGGCTGGTATGTCGACCGGTTCGGAGTGGTGCGCTTCCGCGAGAACTCCGAGGTTATTGCACATTTCTCCGATGTGCACGACCAAGACGACCCGCTACATGTCTGCTACACGGACATCGATGCTGCGTTCGACACAGCCGAGGTCGTCAATGACCTGACGCTGAGCAATCATGCGCGCATCTACGACGCCTCGCAGAGCACATGGCGTGCCGATGACAAGAACCTTGGCCCGTTCGTAGACCTCGCCTCTCAAGCCACCTGGGGTGTGGTGGGCGCAAAGGTCGAGACCTCGATCTACTCCCCTGCAACCGGCCTGTACGCGGGTAGCGCGGCACGTCTCGCGGCACAACTGATGGCCGGGCGTTCGGCACCTGCCGTGACCATCTCGTCAGTCACGTTCAACGGCGCTGATGCGGAGGACATCGCAACGTCTGTGGACATCTACAGCCGGATCACCGTCACATCAGGGTCAGTGACTCAGACGTGCCGCGTCATCTCGATATCGCATGACATTCAGCCCAACAAGTGGCTAGTAACTCTTAACCTCGAAAGTGAATGACCGAAATGCCCTACAAGAACTTCGGAGCGGAGACGTTCTACGCAGCAGATGTCAACAACTACCTGATGCGCCAGAGCGTGATCCGTGTAGCCAACGATGTTGAGTTGGCGTCGATCCCTGCCCCCGAAACCGGCATGGTTGCGTACCGCGCCACACCGAACGCTTACATGCAGTACAACGGCGCGACGTGGGTGCCACTCAAGGCCGGTCAATACAACCTGGTATCCCCTGCTCTGGCGTCAACGTCGGGAGCCGTGTCCGGTACGGAACTGACGATCTTCACCACCGGATCATCGGGATTCGTCTCACCCAGCGGTCGCATCCGCTTGCAGGTGATGTGCCGCCTACAGGCAACAGCGGCGAACGACGCGTTTATCGTCCGCCTGCGCAATGGCTCGCTGACCGGTACGCAACTGGCAGCGTGGTACGTCAACATCGGCACCTACACCTCGCGCACCTCCGTACCTTCGTCCCCGGAGATTGCGACCATCACTGCGAACTCCCCAACGCAGGTGTTCTTCACCTTGCAGCGCGTGTCCGGTACGGGCACCGCGCAGGTGCTCGCAGATACACGAATCGTGATCGATGAGGACCCCGCGTGACCGTCCTAATTCAAGCCGGTAGCACCACCCTCGATGCTCCGGCTGCTGCCGCTTATGCGCGGGCTTTGGCAGCCGGAGCCCCGGACAGCGTCACGAGTTCCTTCCGTGATCCTGAGGCTCAGATGCGCCTCTACCAGGGTTGGATCAAGCGACTTCCCGGTTACAACTTCGCGCTTCATCCGGCCAAGTCTGACCATTGCAAGGGCCTCGCTATTGACCTGCGCGGGGCTGAGGCAAAGGGGTGGTTCCGGGCTCACGGGGCCTCCTACGGGTGGATTTTCACTGACAAGTCGGAGGACTGGCACATCGCCTACCGCTCCGGATATGACCAACACATAAATGATGTACAGGAAGATGAAATGGATCAAGAGACCAAGGACCTACTCCGGAGCATCGACGCTCGCTTGACGCGTGTGGAGTCGGCGCTAGCCACGGAGAACAACCGTAGCGAGCGGACCGTTGCGTCCCTGACTCGCGTTGAGAAGGGCCTACAGCCCGTCAAGGACGTGTCAGCACGGGCCGTGAATGAGGATTGGCTTAACCGCGTCATCGCGTCGCTAAGCCGCCTTGAGAAGGCCGGGAAGGGTGAGCAGCAGTGAGCGTGACAGCCCGTAGGTGGGTCTACCGCATACTGCTCGCCGCGTTCCCTGTTGCGTGCTTCTACTTCCCGGAGTTGGTGCCTGCCGCTCCGATGTGGCTTGCGCTCGCCTTGGCGCTGCTGAACGTGCCTGCGGAGGATTCCGACGATGACACCGCCTGAGCCCGGCCAGGACCCCACGCTTGCCGTCGTCGTGGCACGCCTGGATGACCTACGCGAGGACGTCGCGGAGGTCCGCAAAGAACTCCATGACTTCCGCGCCGAGAACGTCAGCCGAGGCGAGTGGGGGCAACGAAACAACCACGTCGATACCCGCCTGAACGCACTAGGACGCGAGGTCGGAGACCTGCGCTCGCAGCACGACCGAGACGTCGCTGCGGTCCGCGCGGAGGCTGCTGCGAAGTCGGCTCCGTGGTGGTCGTGGGCGTCCGTCCTGACAGCCGGAGCCGCCCTGGCGTGGGCCATCCTGGGACCCGCGATCACGGAGCCCGACCCGGCTCCGCAGCCCGCGCAGACGGTGTCAGCGCTCCGTGTGGAACTCCCGCCGGAGGTGCGCCAACACGTCGCCAAAGGTCTCTCGGATGTTACCGGGAGCAAACGGGATATACTGGATTCCCGCCAGATTTGA